TCCTCTTCCTCCATCTCCTCCGGCTCTTCCATCTCCTCTTCAGGCTTCTCGGGCATCATCGTGTCGTAGGCGAAGATTTCGGTAATCTCCGGCTCGCCCACAAGGATTCCGCCAGGAAGGAAGTCCTTCATCTCCTGCATAGACATCTTGGCCGCGTCGAGGCCCGCCTTCTGGTCGGCGATGTACTTGTCGAGCGCCCGGTCCTTGGACTTGCTTATCTCGGCCATCTGAATCTGGAGCAGCTTAAGGTCGTTCTCAGTCTGGCGTCGCTTCATTTCGACTTCCATCGATAGGAGCTTCGCGTTGGAGTCTGCCGAGTCCTTCATCCCCTTCAGCTCGTTCTGCAAGGTGGAGATTTCGCGCTTGAGGCGTTGCTCCTCAATCTTGAGCATCATCTCGGCTTGCATCATTCGCTCTTCGGCGGCCACCTTCTGGGCGTCAACCTGAGCCCTTGCCATCTTGGACTGAGCGTCCAGCATCATCGCCTCTGCCTGTACCTGAGCCACCATTGCGGCGGGGTCTGGCTGCGGCGGCGGCGGGGGCGGGGCCATCTTGGGGTCCATGAAGAACAGCTCAGGCGTGAGGCCCATCGCGCTGACCAGTTCTTTGTTGGCCATCCACATTTGTTCCGGCGCTACTAGCGACCCCATCGCTCCCGCCGCCGCGTACTTCTGCTGAAGGTCAATAATCTGCATCATCCCCATTACGCGACGCTCGCGGCTCTGATTGCCCATGCCGACGCGCACCGTAATGTTCTCGCGCTCTCGCCACTCTCCGGGGTTTACCGGAATCCAGCGATTGCGGAGCTTCAGGACCATTTCCCGGTCTTGGTTCTTGCTCAGGATTTCATGGATATCCTTGAACAGGGGGACGAATCCCACCTCGGCCATGATTCGGGCAATCATCTCAATCTTCATACGGGCTGCATCGTAGGCCAGCGCAGCCACCCCGGTGTTCACGTTGCTGAGGGCGTTCTTATCAAGGCCAGAAACCTCATCGCCAACGCCCGTGCGCTGCTTGATTTGCTGGTCCATGTACTCCATCAGCGGGAAGGTTTCCTGCGGCAGCGGAGAGGCAGGAAGCGGGGTCACATAAGCCCCAACGCCTTGGTCGCCACGCACCCGGATAACCCCGCCAGGACGGCTTGTCAGCAGGTCGTCCATGTTCACGAACTCATCGTTCACGATAGTCCGCGAGTTGTTGGCCAAGTAGGTGTTATCCAAGACCTGACGCAACAGGGTGGACTTGATGTGCTGAATGTCCATCGTCAGGTCTGCGATGGAGAGCCCATAGAACTTGTGGGTTAGGATAACCGGGGTTGCTGTAGCAAATGGGATACGGTCGACCTCTTCCACGTCCAGCAGGGTCGCCGAGCCACCGCCATCAGGGTCGCCCGCGTAGGTCACCTTCAAAAGCTCGTCTATCCCGTCGTCGTTCTTGTCCAGGTAGAGATAGCACTCGGTAATCCAGTAAGTGTCTCGGGTATAAACGGTCGCGAGACCTTCGTCGTCTAGGCGGTCTCGGGCAATCTTTTCAGGGGTATCTACGTCGTCAGAAGTCGGGAGGCTCTCGACCAGCTTGCGGTCGTACCCTGCTTCAATAAGTTCGCTCTTCGACTTCTGGACCCGCATATAACAAGAGCGCGCGTCCTTGGCATAAGGACTAGAGGCGTCCCGGCTAATCCCAAAGTCCTCAGGAGCGACGGGCTCAATGCGGACTCGGCCCTTGTTCTTGGTGACCTTGAAGGCCGCCGACATGGACCCATCTTCTTCTACAGTGACCTCGATAGGCTCGCGGGTCACCGTCGGGTCAGACATAAGCTGAAGGATGCTCAGCTCATCGAGGCCGGTGTACTCCTCCCGCTCCTCGATTTCGGCATCTTCCCACCAGATTTTCAGGATGCCGTTCTTCGATAGGAGGGCGTCCTTCAGAAAGGTATAGGTGTTGTAGAAGCCCTTGTTCTGCTTCCAATAGACGTAGTTGACCACGTCCGTTTCCTGCTCGGCCTGCTCTTCATCCTCAGGCCCGACAGCGTCAAACTCAACCATATTGTCCGCATCGCAGAAGATGCGGACCAAGCTCGGCAGAATCCACTCGATGGTCTCCATGACTTCCCGAGTGATGACCTGACTCCTGCCCTCCGCCTCATCCCCGTACTGCTCGCCGAGGTAGTAATCAAGCGCGGCAGCCCGCTCATTGGAGATTTCAGAACCCCAGCGCCCGATGGTGGAGGTCACCTCCATCTGGGCCTTGGCGAGAATCTGCGAGTCAGTCAGCTTGGGCATTTTTCTTCCGCCTGGTTTCGACAGAATCAAGCCTGACTTCCAGCGCCTGCATTGCGGCCTTAACCGCTGTCAGTTCAGCACTCAATTCTGCAATTCGTTTTATCAAGTAGGCGGTGTTCACAAGATGCCCTTGTTTGAATAACTGATGGGCTCCCATCGCTTTTCGGTCCGGCCCTTGTGCATTGCGCCAACCCTGAACGCATCAGAACCATGCGAGGCCCAGTCGTGGACGGGCCTTAGCCGGTAGGTTCTGCGCACCTCGTCGTACTCCGCTCGATAGTGCCTAAGTGCGTTCAATCCTGCCGCACAGTGTAACGCATCGAACCAGCAATTCGGCAGCATTTTTCGGACTGCTTCTATGCCGTCCTCAATCCGGTGTTGAGCCTGCACAACTGGCCTTTGCCCAATTAAGTCGTTGAGGGTATCCACCCGCGTCTTGCCGGTGTCGAGGCTGCGCTGCTTGGCGTCGTGAGGTAGGACAATATCCCCCAAGGTCCACTTGTGCTCGCGAGCCCTCCCAAGGACCACCTGAGCGTAATGGCTTAAGGGTTCTGAGTTGTTTTCGTAGTAGTCCAGAAGTCGTATTTCCGGACCGACTCTCTGCGCAAACCATATTGCCGTTGAGTCTCCAATACCAAGGTCCCACCAAGTTTCAACAGGGTATCCTGGGTCTGCGTTGACGTTACGAAATCTTCCTGACTTTTCTGCATCTTCGAGCAGACGGCCGTAATAAGCTCCGATAATGGCAGCGGTCCAGCTACATTCGAACTCTTGGGAGTATCGCTCGTCACTCAGTTGTTTCCTTTGGTCCTCAAGTTCGTCCTCGTCCACATACTTGGTCTCGCTAGCCCGATGCACCACCACATACCAATCCGAGTGTTCCCGATACTTGTCGTACAAATGGTAAAAGGCATTGTGTCCCATGGGGGTGCCGATGAAGGTCGCCCTTCCCTTCCTGTCTGCTAAGGCTGGGCGGATGATTTCTTCCCATGTTCTTTCGGACATCTGGGCATACTCGTCGAGAGCCACGGCATCCAAATAGATACCTCGGAGGCTGTCGGGGCTGTCCGCTCCGTAAAGCGAGATGCGGCCTCCGTTCGGGAAGTCCGCCCTCAGTTCAGCTTGGTTATAGGTCATCCCCGGAATGTCTCTGGTGAACTTCTGAAGATAGTCCCAAGCCACTGCCTTTGCCTGCCGGTACAGGGGTGCGATATAAGCCCCTCGCGGGCTTTCCTTTGTGCAGGTCAGGATATCTCGCACGATGTCGTTCAGAACCATCACAGTCTTGCCAAACCTTCGATGGCAAACCGCAATAGCCCAGCGCTGCTTCCTGTCGTGGTATTCCCTCTGGAGCGGCCGGGGAGCGTACTTTAGTTGGATGAGCTGTCGGACCATGTAATCACAAGCTCAACCGGTTTACCGTTTGCTCCCGTCACCTCAAGCCGGTCACTTTCTCGCCATTGCGCACGGGTTTTGAGCCAAAATATCGCCGCCGTGGTGTTTCCGTTCTTGGCTTGCTGATACAGAGTCTGCGCCACAGAAGCATTGGCCTCAATCCGCCCCTCGTCCAATTCTTTTCGATAATGCTTGCGGAGGGTGTCGTCTGTGATTTCCAATTTGGTGGCAATGTCCTCGTACCGAGTGCCAACTGCACTTAACATCTTGACAATCTTACGATTTTCGTCATTTGCCTGATACGGGTTTCCGCTACCCATTTTCTATCTCCGATTTCTTAGAAATCTCGCTATAGGTTTGGCCTGTTGACTCTAGTGTTGCTTGCTTACCTGTGAAGTCTTGCCAGCGTTTTACTATGACATCGCAATACTTCGCGTCAAGTTCCATCAATCTGGCGATGCGCCCATTCTTTTCTGCCGCGATTAGGGTTGTCCCTGATCCACCAAAGCTATCAAGGACAATGTCGCCGCCTTTGGTATTGTTGAGCAATTGATACTCAAACAGCGCCACAGGCTTCATTGTTGGATGCTCTGCGTTTCGAGACGGTCGGTCAAACTCCAGGATAGTGGTTTGTTTCCGATCTGCCGCCCAGAGGTGTCCTGCACCATCCTTCCATCCATAAAGGCATGGCTCGTGCTTCCAATGGTAGTCCTGGCGACCCATAACCATTGTTTGCTTCTTCCAAATAAGGCATTGGCGAACCTTCCATCCGGCATCTTGGGCCGCGCCCCTGAAGTTATAGCCTTCCGAGTCTGCGTGCCAGATATAGAACACTGCACCTGGCTTCATAACGGCATCGGCGGCGACATAACTGTCTCGCAGGAACTGACGAAACTGCTCGTCATCCATTGAGTCGTTTTGAATTTTCAGCGCGTCCTTTGTCTTGCCCTCGTAAGCAACGTTATAAGGTGGATCGGTCAGCCACATATCAACAGCCTGATCCTGACAAAGAGCCTCGAGCGCCTGGATACTCGTGGAATCCCCGCACATCAGACGATGCTTGCCAAGAATCCAAACATCCCCAGGCTTAGTGACTGGCTCTTCAGGGACTTCAGGCGTTGCGTCCTCGTCCGTCAGTCCTTCTGTCGGCTCGATCTTGTTCAACAGAGCGTCGATTTCGTCTGCGTCAAAGCCCAGGCTTTCCAGGTTTACACCGCCATCCAGAAGCTCACTTAGCTCCAGGCTTAGAAGTTCGGCCTCCCACCCTGCATTAAGGGCGATCCTGTTGTCTGCCAGGATGTAAGCTTTCCTCTGTGTCTCGGTGAGATGCTCTAGACGGATGCAGGGGATTTCCTTCAATCCAATTTTTCGTGCCGCAACTATTCTGCCATGCCCAGCAATGACTCCGTTTTCTTTGTCAATCAAGACCGGGTTGTTAAACCCAAACTCTTTGATGCTCCCAGCAATTTGTGAAATCTGATCGCTGTTATGCGTTCGTGCATTTCTCGCATAAGGAATCAAATTTTCAAGTTCTATGCTTTCAATTTTCATATGAATTTTTTTACGCGCTAAAAAGGAGCAAAAGTCACTTCGCAAAGTGCTAGGAATATTCCTACCATTTTACCTTGTCGGCCCAGTATGCCGCCGATGACTTCCCCTTGGCGATGTTCTTGGCATGGCGAGCCTTGAATGATTTGCGCTTCTGTTTCATCTTGTCGCTTTCCCCTGCCTTGGGCTTGCCTGCGGTCTTGGCTCCCTGTTCCCCGAACCTAATGAGCTTCTCGGTCCCGTCGTAGCAAGCCTTGACCACATGGCTCTTGCTTGGGTGTGCTGGGGTGCGCCTTGGCTTGTTGCAGGGCAGCGTGTCTTTGTCGAGGAGTCCGGCCATAATCACTCCCTCTTTATGATTTTGGCTTTTTTCTCTTCACCGGGGAACAAAACAAAATTGCGAGTGCCTTTGCCTGCGTCTCGGCTGGTTGCATCGAGGTACTTAATGCCGGAAATGCCGTAGCTTCGCAACGCCTCGCTAGTACTGACCTGATAGTTCTCGGTGTCGAACAGGTCAGGGCGATACCCCTCGTCGCGCATAACCATGAGGTGCAGGTCTTTGCCGGTGATGCTGCTGTCGATGCTACCGGACTCCTTGCGAACCTGATCGACATACTTCTCCCAATCAACATTGTTGGAGTAGTCAACCGGATCGCCCCCGGTCATTTCCGCCCACTCATCGGCCTCTTGGCGCAGGCGCATATCAGCAATCTTCTCGGCCTCTTTCTGGCTCATGCCGACCTCGTAGTCCGTGCCCTTAAGCGCCTTGATCACCTCGGGCTGCTCACTCAGCGGCTTATCCCAGTCCAGCATCCGGTCTACCATTTCGTCTGGAAGGTCGGCGGTGTAGAGAGAGCCTTGCTGTACCTTGTATGCGCCAGATTCTATATTCTTAATTGCTTGCTCAATTAGTTCTGGAGATTCGCCGCTAAATGTAGTTTCGCCCTTTTTAGGCATGATGCTTTTTAAATGGGCAAGTGCCTTTTGCTCTCCACCCATCATTCCCACAATGTCAGCGGCGTAAGCGTCTGGTTTGGTCGTGCGAGAACCACCCGCTGAGACATAAGACTTAGCAACGGCAGGGCTTTCAGCAACATAAACCCCATGCCCATAAGCCTGAGCGCCCTCCCCAGTCCCAATTTGCGAAGCCCTGAACTCCCCAAGAGGATTGTCTGGCGTAGGCTCAAACCTATGCGGGGTGCCGTGGTACACCATCGGCATATTGAGAAGGCCGGGGGTGTAGCGTGCTGTCGCAACCCCTGGGGCGGTGACGTTCATGGCCATTTCCATGGCTTGCTGCGGGGTTACCTGCTCCCCGGCTATTGCTCTACCGGGTAACGAGAAAGCGTCCAGAAGTCCACGGGCCGCGTTGCTATACCCGAGGCCCCATTCTCTAGAGCCCGGGATGACTTGGCCTTGCTGATTGACCTGAGCCCTTACGGGAAGAATGTCTCCGTAAATGTACCCGGGCTCTCGCTGTACGTTCCCGAGAAGTCCTTGGGCAGCTTGCATCAGTCTATTCATGTCAGGCACTCAGCAGTAGGAGGATTTCTTCGTCATCTCGCAACAGGCGTGCAAGTCGGCTCTCCTGAGCCTGCACCCTTGTTTCAATTTTGGCCGCAGACTTCTTGATTCGCTTGGCTAGAACCTCGTCTCCAAGGCCTTTAGCAATAGCGGCTTGGTCGTCTGCTTCCTGCTGGAGCTGCCGGAGCAACTCGATTTCTTCTGCCCTTGACCGGACAACAAAGACTCGGCCATTGACCGAAACCCGTTTCGGATATTTCGATTTTTTCCCTGATGCCCCGCCCTTCGGGACAACAACAGGAACCCCGCCAATCTGAAAGGCGGAGTCCTGAAAAGCATTCTGCTGAAATGCGCTAGACATTCATCCAGGGCAGTTCTACGGCTCTCGGAACCGGCAGCTTTTGCCCCTCGATTTGAGCCTTCACCATTTCTTCGTAAACCTCAGCCCTTTCCCCGAGGGCGGCCAAGGTCCAGTTAACGGCTTCGTCAGCAGTAACGCTGTCCAGAGGAATAAAATTGCCGGGGTCAGGAGGAAGCAAACGAACATCGCTTCCAGCAGAACCTTTAAGGCCCCCTTCTTCTCCGAGGCACTCGAAATAGCTGATGACCGCGACATCTGAAAGCGGGCCTTCATCGATGACCTCGAACTTCGTTACTTTCCAAGTGTAGTTAATCATTTGCCTTAACCTGAGCCTCTGCTTGTTCTTTGATTTTCAGCACCAAAGGCCAAGCCCCCGAAGATGTCGGGAGGTTGCCCAAGGTCTGAAGGATTGCATTCACTTCCTCAACCGTCAGCTCTAGTTTTATCATGGGATTGTGCTCGCTAAGAGATAGTAAACAGTTCCGTTGAAACGAACCGCGATGGTTCTATTCGCCGTTGGAGTTCCCGTTCCGACGTTTGTGCCTTCTGTGTAAAAACTCGGAATTGTGTTTCCTGCGCTTAAGTCTGTGCTGTAAAACTGCACGCTGTCAGCGGGTCCGGTCGTTGGTGCGGTCCCCGTGAATACGGCAAACGTGTTTGTTGCGCTGGTTCCAAACGTCGCAGTTGCTAGCCCAAGATTTCCAGATCCATCAAGCGTCATTCTCTGTGTTGCGCCGGAACCTCCGGGAGCTGTCCAGAAAGTGAAATTACCTTGAACGCCAGACGAACCCCAAACAAGAAAACGCATATTTCCGCCGGTGAAGTCCATTGTGCCGGCTGAGGTTTGGTTGGCGGTGGTAATGTTTGCCACCCTCACCGCGCCATTTACGTTTAGGGCTTGGTCTCCAGTTGTGGCCCCAATAAAACAGTTACCCGCAAAATAATTAGCGGCAGTCCCAGCAGCGTAGAAATTCCATCTCTGAGAAGCAGATGCAATATTGCTGTAAAACCCGAAATTATTTGTTGCGTCGGTGATTGAGCTTTCAGCAAAAAATCCGTACTGATTTGTAATCGTAGAACCCGCGCCTTTGGTTTGCGGATTCGCATAAAAGTGAATTAGTTGGCCAAGAGTGAACGTAGCGGCCTGCGTAATTGGACGACTCATTACTCCGCGAAAACCGCTCGTTACTGAGCTTCCGATAGTCGCGTCAATAGTTTGAGCATTAGAAAAAGCTGAGTGATTTATGGTCCCTGCAATCCTGAGCGGGTCCCCGGTTGTAGTGCCACCAATCCCAACAGGACCAGCAAAGTAATTCGGCGCAGTGCCTGTGGCGTAGAAGTTCCATCTAGTAGAACCAGAAGCGGCTATCTGTGAGTAATATCCGACGTTAAGGCTAGTAGCGACGGTTAGTCCTGTTTGCGCATTGAAGCCGAAAAGATTAGTTACAGAAGAGCCTGCACCTAGGGTTGTAAAATTTGAAGCAAAAGCTGATATCGTTCCGGCAGTGAACGAAGCCGCCGCAGTAGATAATCTACTGCTGATCCCAAGGGACGCGCCTGTAGCATTAGAAGGAAGCGTTACATCTGACCAAAAACCATACGCAGCAGAAGGCCCCGTAGTTGGAAGCGTTCCAATCAGGGATACTTCCGCGCCAGCAATAGCCGAGGCGATAGCGCCGTTAAATACGGCAACTCCAGTTGCGCTCAAATTCGTAAATGAACCAGCCGCTGAGGTAGTTCCACCAATCGCCGGAGGGGAAGCCAAGTAAGTTGAAAACCCAGCACCCGATACCGTGCTTGATGCGCTCAGAGTCGTAAAAGCCCCGGTAGACGCGCCACCAGCCCCAATCGGGACGTTATCTAACCCATCCACCACCACTGTGTGATTGGCGTTCCAGTCGCTCGGGACAACCTCACCCGCCGCAACTGAGGCCGGGTCATCCGGGATTGCCGATACTTTCGGATGGGTGACGGTGATTGCCATTTACTTTTTCTTCTTTGACTTCCCGGCCACGCTTAGAGCGATGGCGACGGCTTGTTTTTGCGGGTAACCCTTTTTCATCTCCGTTTTGATGTTCTTGGAGATTGTTTTCGGACTCGACCCCTTCTTCAGCGGCATAAAAATCCTCGCAAAACTGTTTAGCTTCTCGGGCGGTTTTCCACTTACCTAGTATAACGGGAAAATCCCATTGCAGAACGCTGGGCTTCCAAAAGTTCCGAATCACTACCCAGTTCTTTCCTCTCCACACCGCCATCAACCGGTGCTGGCCCGGCTCTACAACCTGGGTCCACCTGTCACGTTCTTTTTTCCACGTCATCGCCAAGGGCAACCCTCCAGTCTCCGATGCCAAGGGCATCTAGGGCGGATTGGTCAGTAGTCACGATGTGGACCTCGGCTTTTTGCTTGCCTATCCAGTCCTCCTGTGACTTTTTCAGCTTCCTAGCCGATGGCGCTTTGTTCGGGTCCTTGACCTCGATCAGGAACCATCTCCCCCAGAAGCTCACCAGAAGGTCAGGAACGCCCTGCCCGACTTTGTGCAACGAGGTGACCTCGGCTCCGGCATCCCGCAGCACTTTCATAATGCGGGCATGGTTAGCGTCTGTTTTTGCCACTCTCATTGAGGAGCTCCCATTGGGTTTTGAAGATGGCCAACATGAACCGGACCGCTCGGGCGTCTGTATTCCCGTCTGCATACTTGTCCATGCTCTCGTGGCAGGGATGACACAGTGCAGCAACGCAGTGGTCCGAGGACTTCTGCCCCATGCCTTTCCCGAGCTGCTGACTGTAGATTCCTGAGTAATGCGCCGGGACGATTGTGCCGTCATCCACTCCGCAAAGCTGGCAGGGAAGGTTACGAATGCGGTCGAGGTACTTCCGGCTCCTCCAAGGCCTCATGAGCGCCTCTGGGATGCTTCGAGGGTTCTCCAGACATCAATGAGGACTAGCGCGGTCGCTCGTCTGGCCTTTAGAAGTTCCTTCTGGTAGACCTTCTTCTCTAGCTCCGCGTTAGCTTCAAAAGCTTCTGGGGTCTGGTTAGCCCTGGCGGCCCTCTCGGCCTGCGTGCCGGTCGCCTCCAGAAAAGCCACCTCCCGGACCTGTTTTACTCTGATCTCGGCAGCCTCCAGCTGAGCTGAGGCGCGGGCGTATGGTTCGTCGCTATCGCATAGAAAGTCGAGGGCCTTTCCGACCCGTTCGGAATCTGGGAGACCCATTTCTTCGCCTTTTCTGGGCAGTCAAAGACCGCCCGTATCTGTTTGTTTTCCGTCAGGGTATATCTAGGCTCGCCGCCGACGAGAGCCTTGCATAGTTTCCATGACTGGTTTTCGAGCCACCATTCCCCGCGCCGCGTCCACATGAACCCACCTCAAGTGGTGAATGACGGCGTATATCGTATTCGGATTGACGGAGTATTTCCTCGCGAGCGCACGATTGGTCAGATTCTCGCGCACGAAAGCGGTAAGTTCCTCGCGCTCCCGCTTGGCCTCTTTGATGGCTGGGATTGAATCTCGCCAGTCCCAGTGCTGCCTGCGGGTAATGCCGAGTTTCTTGCAGACCGCCATGTCTGACACGTTATCCCGGACCCAAGCTCGGATTTCCTTCCGCTTCCATGCGGCGTGACGGATTTCCCGAACCTGCTCCTCTGTCAAAACGGCTTGAGGTAAGGCCTCGCCTCGAGCGGCTAGCTCGGTGGCTCGCTCCAGATATTCGTCGCGCTTCATCGGATCACCCTAAGCTTTCCCATAGCCTCGCGGACAGCTGCTTTAGCGGCCTCTCGATCTATCTCGACGGGCTCTGGATTGATGCCGATTCGATGAGCTTGGGGTCGGCTTTCTTTTTGTTCTGGCCAGACATCTTGCCAACCATTCACGATGCTGCGCTCCAGCATAGCGTTCACGTTCATCCCCTGCTCCACGAACCTGGATAACCTAGACAGCATTCGCTTCTCGGCTGTCAGGGTAAGCGGTTTCTTGATGTCTTTACGATGCTGGACGAAATCTGCCCATAGTTCTGGATCTATCATTTAACACCTCAACGATTGCACTTTCTTCTGATTGTTCCCGAGTAAGACCGCCATCATATTGCATGATAGCTGCTCGCTCTTCCCATCTTTCCCTTAAGGCTTTGTCCCTAAGGATTTCTAATCTCAATGCTCTTAATTGCGGATTAATCATATTTAAGACACACCCTCCCCATTTTCCGGTGACAGGTATTTAAGGCCTTTTTCTGTAGCCTTACTGTCAGAACAAAGCCCGAAGGCCTCGCCGGTCATTCTTCCGTATCGGCCGCACTAGGGTACCGTGCGTCACCGTCGTGGCGGTCAGGGGTAGGACCGTTACCCACTCTGCGTTTGCTTGCTTTACTTCCGAGCTGCGACAAGCGCGCACCTGCTGACGTGCGGAGTACGAGTCGGGGTTTGAGATGGCCCTGACTAAAGACCAACGACTAAGAAGGGAATCGGCCAGGCGGGTAGTCGAGGTCCGCTCTTCGCTAGCTAAGCTAGGCCGATGTTCAGGATATTACTGGTTCAGCTCTGGTGCAACCAGTATTTTGAAACTCTTGCATCACCCTTCTGGACAAGCTCAGAACGGATGTCGTGTCCTGCCTTACGGAGAGCGTATATATGACTCCCAAGGCGCAGACCCATGCCACGGTTAAGGGCATCCAGTGGCGTGAGCTTCTGACCCCTCTCTAGGGCTTTGAGGACCTTTTCGCGCTGGGTCATAGCGCAGCCCCGACCGTGATGATAATCCCCCAGAGGATTAACCCGATAACAGTTCCCATGATGATGCCCTCCAGCTCAGGATGTGCGTTTTTCATGTTTTTGCAGTTTCTCCACGAAAGCCGCCGAGGGATTCTTGATGACTCCCTGAGCGAACTTGCAGACCCAGTGGTAACTAAGCCCGGTTTCTGCGCAGAGCCTGGGCCAATCTCCCCGCAGGGACTGAACGTACTTTCTAGCTTTTTCGGTCATGCTCATAGGTGCTTTATAGCAGCATCCTACCGCGAGTCAACCGTCAAGTGATGCTTGACAGTTGTCACGATTGGAACATAAATAGGGCTTGACGCAGGGTCTCGTGCTGGTAGGATAGTCCCACCAAACAGGTGAGGTCGAAATGAAAACAGTCCTAAAGTTCTTGGCGGAACTCATTTTCGCTGTGATTGTCGTGGGGTCGTTTCTTTGGTTTGGGCTGACCACCAGCCCGTTGTATGGAGGTTGATATGTGGGAAGCAATGGCACGCAAGGTTCAGAAAGAAGGACGTGGAAACTGGGACAGCCTGACCCGTGACGAACAGGCAAAGCTCATTAGTTACTGGGTAGACGAAGAGGGCCGCATCGAGCTTCTAGCCGATAGCCCTGCCGACATCATCGGTATGGTTGCTGCGATGTACGTAGCAGATCCGGACGATAAAAAAACCGCGATGGCCGAGCTAGGGAAGATGGTATGCGCCACCTTGGCCGTGGCTGCGCGTAGATCAATCGAAAACAAGTGGAAGCGTGAAAATGAGCGTGTATAAAAAACTTTCAGAAGCAAGGGTGGAGTTTCACAGCCGTGAACTTAAGAAGTCAGGTGAGAACAAGTTCGCGGGCTATAAGTATTTCGAGCTGGCAGACTTCATCAAGCCAGCCATCGACATCTTCCACAAGCATGGGCTCTGCGCTTTTGTTTCGTTTGGCGCTGAAGCAACCATGACCATCGTGGATGTTGAGAACCCAACAGACAGGATTGTGATTTCAAGTCCGATGGCAGAGGCCCAGCTTAAGGGCTGTCATCCTGTCCAGAACCTCGGGGCTTCACAGACGTACCTTCGGCGGTATCTGTGGGTCGCTGCTCTGGAGATTATTGAGCATGATGCTGTGGACTCTTCTGCTGGGGGCTCCGAGAATAAAGAAGGGGCGGACAATCAGAGCAGGCTTGGAGAAGTCGTCAGGGCGCTGGAAGAAGGCAATGGCTTTGCCCTGCTTGCCATTTCTAAGGCTGACGATCAAGGCTACCGTTTCGCTTTTGGCCGACTAAACTCTAAGCAGAAGGCGCTGGGTCGGGAGCTTGAGCAGAAAGCCGCCATGCTTAGGATGGATTACGTCCAACAGCTGGCGGAGGCTAAGGACGCTCAGGACGAGGTTTCTTGCAATCAGCTCTTTGACGAACTGAACGTGGAAGGCAAGAAGCTGGTTTACGAAATGTGCGATGAATCAACCAAAACCTTTATCAAGGCAGTGAGGAAGAAATGAACGAAATCAGGAATGAACGGGACAACAGCGGGGTTCTTTATAAGAACGACCGAAAGGAGCAGGACAACCATCCTGACTACCGGGGCGCTGTAACGGTTGGTGGTAAGGAGTTCTGGCTGTCCGCCTGGATACGCACCTCCAAGAAGGACGGGAAAAAGTTCATGAGCCTGGCCCTTCAAGGAAAGACAGAATCAGGGAACCGGGCTATCTCGGAATCCAGAAAGATTGTGGAAGATGAGTTTACAGACGATATTCCGTTTTAGTGTTTTACTTGGTATTATCCTACTCACGTTTGATTCAGTGAGGTGAAGCATGGAATTTGAAATGAATGTTCGTGGCAATGATGTGGTTATCAACGTCCTGTGGTTTCAGGCAGCGACTAAGGGGAAAGACAGCGGCCATCCGGATACTTGGTATCCGGCAGAGCCTGCAGACTTCGAATGGGAGATTCTGGATGAGTTCGGCGGGGAGCAGATTTACATTGACGACCTGACGCAAGAGGAGGAGCGGGAAATCGAGCAGGAAATCCTCTCTGTGATGTTCGGGCTTGTTGACGACTATGAGCCTTATGAATAAGGAGAAATGAAAATGGCTAATTTAATTATTGATGGTATTGAGTATGCGCCGGTTGTTCGTGCTGCGGGCACGCGCGCGGTTGTCGTTGTGGATCGCGGTTGGATCTTTGCGGGCGATGTGACGCGCGAGGGCAATCGAATATTTTTGGACAACGCGGTGTGGGTTTTCAGGTGGGAGTCGATTGGCTTTGACGGTGTGATCGCAAATCCAAAAGACGACAAAGTCATACTTCGGAAGATGAAGAACCGGGTCGAGATTCCGGCTCAGTCTGAAATTTTCTCGGTGCCTGTCTCGGACGACTGGGGAGTGTGATGAACTTCCTACCGGTAGGAAACAGTTTCGGCGATGGCGATGGCGATGGCTATGGCTACGGCAATGGCTACGGCAATGGCTATGGCTCCGGATACGGATACGGCGATGGCGATGGCGATGGCTATGGCTACGGCAACGGCTACGGCGATGGCTATGGCTATGGCTCCGGCTCCGGATACGGCTACGGAACGCCAGAGATTTTGAGGAGGAAAGAATGACTCAAGACGATATTGTCCGCATAACACAGGAGGTCGGTTACGGCCTGTCACTGGCCGAGATGCACGCACCGACCCTTCTACCCAGAAAGAACACCGGCAGGTGGCATTAGAGTGCGCGAAAGTTCTTTTGGAGTTAATGCCAAGCCTGATCAGGGAAAATGATTTGCTGGGGGTAGCTTCTGGAGCGCCTTTAATACTTAGTCCTTCTGACGAGCCCTAGTGGGCGAAACCGGAACTAAGTTTCGGTCAAGGACACGCACGAAGACCTTATGGTGTATTCGTGACGCGGGGTAATACCCAGGAATTACTTGTGATTGAAGTTGGAGTCCGGACTCTTTCCATAAAGCAAGTAATTGAACCATACCTAAGATTGAATATGAAGAAGTTGTGGAGCAGGGAAGATGGACAGCGAAGAAATTATCTGCATGGCGAGAGAGGCAGGATATGGGTGGTCAATGGCCGACATGCATATGCCCGCACTTGAACGCTTCGCTAAACTTGTCGCGGCGGCTGAACGCGAAGCCTGTGCAAAGATTGCAGAGACAGCGATCTACCGGCACGACATTGCCGATGCAATACGTGCGAGAAATGACCAATGAACAAAATGTCACCGCAAGCTGAACTCATGGTTAATGGGGTGGCCGCTCGGGTGGGCTGGGATTGTTGATGACTATGAGCCTTATGAATAGCAGGACGATTGATATATGCGCGTCCTAGTGGCTTGCGAGTATAGCGGTCGAGTTAGGGATGCATTTTTAGCGCTTGGTCACGAGGCAATGTCTTGTGACCTTTTGCCAACAGAAACCGCTGGCCCTCACTACCAAGGTGATGTCCGTGATGTTTTGGATTATCCGTGGGACTTAATGATTGCTCATCCTCCGTGCACGCATTTATCCGTAAGCGGGGCAAAGCATTTTTCTGCAAAACGCGTGATGGGGGGGCAGCAGGCGGCTGCTTCGTTTTTTATGATGTTGGCAAAGACTGACATTGCAAGGATTGCGATAGAAAACCC